CATAAAAAAGCATTTAGTGTCAAGAGTATCGGCAAAATAAAGAGGTTTCTGGGTGCCGAAAATGTGACTGTTCTAGATACACTTGATTCCTTTTGTTTGAATGCGATTGTAGATGGAAAAAGGCTAGTTACACATAAGTTGCATGAAGTAGGGTTGAAAGAGAAGATTGAAAAGATTACTGATAAACAAATTCATGAAGTGGAAACAAGTGAATTTGAAAAATCGGGCGGCTCCGTTCGCTGTATGGTTTTCGATCTTTATATAAACGGTATAAACTAAACCCTATTTTTATATAATAGAGGTAAATGAGCGGGCTGAAGTTCCATGTTCTATGTAAAACGAAACATACAGTTTGGGATCCAGATGAATCACCCTTGCCTGCGCAACTCACTTTTGTAAAGAGTCATGTGGAGGCAAATGTACTTATTTCAAATAATGAATTTACATTGAAACAGGCACTTGAACACAGAATTCAGAATCGTCGCCCCATGCCAAAAGCGTGTATTCTCTGGACGATGGAGCCGTATTTTTCAACGCATACGAGCAAAAAACTCAATCTCTACGGCATCCCTATGCATATTTTTAATCTCTGGAATCAAAATGCTCTTTTCAATAATGGAATCTTTCTCTTTCAGCAACATCCTACTTTGCCACTCAAACCACTGCATCGTGAAGTGTATCGCTGTAAGGATTCTCTTATCAAAATGGTTGCGCTCATGAGTTATCCTCGAACTTACGCAAAAGATACTGAGGCGCGAGCAAACTTTACATTTAATTGTAGAGATTATTGCGACATTTACGGAAAAGGATGGCCTGATACTATCTCAAAAGGATCTCACTCCGATTGGCAGGCGACGAAACCTGGTATTTTAAGTAAATACGACTACAATCTTGCTCTTGAGAATTGTATACAACCGTATTACATCAGTGAAAAACTCTGGGACCCCATTTTTACAAATACACTTCCCATCTATCGTAACAACAATACAGTGTATCAAACATTTCCTCGTGAATCCTTTATCGATTTAGATGACTATACTACACCTGAAAAACTGCGGCAGAAAATCTATTCAATGTCACTCGATGAATATAATGCACGAACCGAAGCGTGCTGGGATTCAATGGCCCAAGCATGGCGCGTGAATCAGGAGGCAACTGAATCCTTTTGGACACCCTCTTCTCAAGAGGTAATGAAGGTGGTTGATAGCCTATCGTAAAATTTGAGCCATTAATATGGCACTACTATTTATAGAAATATGCATTATCGTCTAGAACTTCTTGTAGAACCTTGGGCATCAAAGTACTACAAGGCGGATAAGAATCGCAGCGATGAGAATGCTGGATATGATCTTTATTGTGAAACTACAGAAGTGCCTGCGTATAGCCACTCAGTTGTCTTTCTGAATCAGGGCGTCCGAGCACGCATGCTGCGCATTCTAAGTGCAGAGCCATCTACGCCACATGCGTCAAGTCATTATACACATGGCCTTCAAGTTGAAGAGGAGGTTCACTATCGTCTTGTACCACGCTCAAGTATCTGCAAGACGAATCTCTTTATGGCAAACTCTGAGGGAATCATCGATAAGTCGTATCGTGGTCCCATTAAGGCTCCTGTAAAGAATTTTATGATAAATTCACAGGCGAAGGTTGATGAGGGAACACGTCTCTTTCAGATTGTTGCACCTGATCTCGGTTGGATTAAGGAGATTGTGCTTGTTGACAGCCTACCTGAAACGGCACGCGGCGAGGGTGGCTTTGGCTCAACGGGAAAATAAAAGAACCCAGTAGAAAAATGCTGGTGCGTTTAGTTTCCATTTTTTCTTTAGTCGCCGTGGCCGCCGCGCAGAGTTGTACATCCTTCGCTTCGGTTGTTCAGGGAAATACAAATTCTCCTCCTGCAGGACTCGGTATTCCTGATTGTGCATATATCACCGCTAACTCCGCAGCCATCTGTAATACCATGGCTTCATGGGATATTGCGAACTCCGACACATGCTATCTTAAAGGACCCGGTTATGGATGCACGATTAATCCTGGTCAGTTTTCAACAACGGTTGCAATCTATTGCCAACTTGGCCCGGCGGCACCTGTAGGTACAGCCACTGCAAGTGCATCGGCCAGTGCATCTGCAAGTGCTTCTGCAAGTGCTTCTGCAAGTGCTTCTGCAAGTGCATCAGCGAGTGCAACAGCGAGTGCTACAGTAAGTCCTTCAGCAAATGCGACAGTAAGTTCTTCGGCGAGTGCTTCTGCAAATCCAACTGCAAGTGCTTTAGCAACACCTACATCAACCGCTACGCCTACACCGAGTCAGACACCTACAGGATCAATCACTCCTACACCTTCTTTTACTAGTTTACCATCTGCGAATCTAACAATTATTTATGAGAATGCTCCAATGTCAAACGGTGTCATTGCAGCCATCGCATTTTCATCTATCTTTGGAATCCTTGTTGTTCTTGCATGCTGTGCACGATTTGGGATTATATTAAGGGGGTCTCCTGCGGCTCAAGCCATTTCTGAACGGATTGTCTTAACCGCAACTGAACGCATAGCAGGCGCGGTGGCTGAGCGAAGGGCATCAGTCATTGCGGTTGTTGAGCGTAGAAACTCTAAAGTATCTGAGCCACGTAAAAATTCAATTGTAGGGCCTGAGCGCCATAAATCAACTCTTGAACTTCGTGCTGTAGAAGTTCAGATTGAGAAGAAGGACCTCACATAAAATAATAGTGTAAAGAGTACGCCTCCCCAAAATGTATCAACCACTGCAAACAATGGCTGATATTTTTTCAGCGTAGCAAGATTCGTAAAATCATAGACTGCATACGTGGCTGCACCAAGTCCAAATGACTCCGCAGCAGTTGTAGGAATGGTCGCAAGGAATCCGAGGGCCAGATAGACAATAACTGCAGGAATCGGATTGATTACGAGGGCAGAACCCTGAATATCGCGAATCATATCACCAGACCATTGAGAACTGATCATCAACCACGGTAGATCTAAGATAAGGGCCGCTACGGCCAAGGTAATCACTGTAAAGATTGTTGCGCGTTCAAATAGCATCGAGCGACTCTTCTGTTTTAGTAAGGAAAAATGTCTGTCCACTTGGAGGCATTTGAATGGACCACAGAACCAAAACGACTTTTCATAGCGGGTGGCCTCAGTGAGGCCATTCAGGTTTTTCTGCGTGTGCAACAAGAACTTCTCTTTCGTGGTCGGCGATGCCTTGTCCTTACGGAGGACTTGAAATCGGGACAACGGTTGCGAGTGTTTCAGGAGAACTGGGATTTTGTTATTCGTATACGAAGCAATATTGATTATTCTCTCTTTGCATCTTATTTGCAGAATGCTGGTAAACCCATTTCAGTACTCTGGATCGGCTCAGAGATACCCAGTGTTCTTTTGAAGAAGTTTGAATCAGTTCATTGGGTCTGTATGGCTGGAATGCTACCGAGTATCCGTGATATCTATTATACTTTTCTGAGCCCTGTACTTGCTCCGTTAAAATACAAGGATTGGTTTGCTGCACAGGGTACAGTACAAGGACTGGCTGTACTTGATAGTCTTGAAGAGTTTAGAGAGAAGAAAGCAGGCCTAGTAGTCTGTCCGAATCGTTCCGTAAAATGGTACGATGCGGCTGGGCTTGAAGTACGCGGTACTGAAATTGGTGTTGAAGATGTCTGTGAAGTACTCAAATGGTGCACTGCTCAACTTGAAGGATCGGAGGATTAGCAGGAGGCGTGATTAGCACCCTCATCCATACACTTCTTGTCTACGCACTTCTTGCATCCCTCAAAGCCCTCATAGGCCATTGAGTAGCGGAAGACCATCTTGTGTAAAAAATGGTAGACCAGGGCAAAGATTAGGCCGTGAACAATCGCAACCGTAAGCTTGGAGCCTGCGGGGGGGAGGCGAGTGACGATACCAGGTGTCAAGAGAACAAAGAGTACTACTGTAAAGAGCATTACCGTGAGATTCATAGTCTATACTTAACCAAAAGATTTAGTTCAGTATAGAGACTTCATAAGGAAATTCATTTAGCGCCGGTCACGAAGGCACTCGGCTCTGCTCTCATATCCTGCTTCCTTCCAATCATCGCAATTAATATCTCCTCCACGCTGCTTCTTGAAAAGCTTGAATGTGCCCTTCTTGGCGACATAGCCTAACTTACGCAGTTTGCGGATCGCCTTGAGTCCCGCGGCGTGCTTGCGGCGGCTCACGATCTTGCCCTTGTGGCGCATGAGATCCTTCTTGGTGAGGCCACCGGAAGTGTGGCGGGCCGTACCGTGCCACACCTGGGCCTTTGAGCCCGTGGCCATCTTGGCACCACCGTGCAAATTGCCGCGGTTCTTGCGTGTACGGCGACCACCAGCGAGTATTGTCTTCGGAACTTCCATTCTATATTAAAAGACTAGATAAAAAACTACGCAGTTGCTTTTACGCGGTGGCTTTTACGCGTGGCTCTTCTTCTCAGCATCTGAAAGTTCACCCCACATCTTGCCAATCTTCTTGCCAAGTTCAGGAATCTTCATGCCAGGATTCTCCTTCATCAGTTGAGGGCGCACCTTATTTGCAAACTTCATGTAGCCACTCAACTTGCGCTTGCCACCCTCCTGCTTATTCTTACGCGTCTTATTGGCTCCCTTGCGCTTGCCACCCTCGATGAAACTCATATCACCCTCGGCCTTCATATGGATATTATTGGCAGCACCCTCTCCGCCACATGTAACCGTAAGTGTATCTCCAGGCTGAAGCGTAATTTCCTTGTTAACCATTTCTACTAAGGCCTTACATTTCTGCGAAGCAGAAGGCTAATCGAGTCTATGCGAGATTACATTTGGAGTCGGGGCGTCTGTCCTTTACGAATCTGGGAAATTAGGGCACTAATCTGCTTCGGGTCGTAGACACCTGCAAAATGAACTAGAAAATCACCCTGTTCCCAAAGTGGCTGTCCTTCAACTCCTCGGAGAAACGCATTAAATCTCTTGTGCTGCGCCGTAATCTCCGTTTTTGCAAAGTCATCTTCGTTTTCATCAAGAACCTTAATCATCGCCGCATTTTCCCACCAAACATGATACAGATAATCAGTTTTCTGCCATACCTTCTCCCAAAAGGCGCGCATCCACGCGGTGTTTCGGAAAAGAATATTACCAGAATTAATATGGCCGCATGCATCCAGTGTCATGAGTAGGTCTTTGTCGTTTGGAAGGAGCGGCACCATACAGTCCTCAAGACGAGTATTCAGATTTGTAATGAAGACATCTGCATCAGAAAACCAAATGAGTGCACCTTCAGGAAGACCTTTCATGACCGAAAGTACAAAGGGCACTTTTGACCACGGAATAGGCCGCTCACGATCCCAGAATTTCTCATCGCCCTGAATGTATGTATATCCGTGCTGCCTCGCATAGTCAACCTTTGATTGCAGTGCCTCTGCAAGACCTGTACGATAATCTTCACCAATGACAAGTGTCAGAATCGTAACACTCATTTGCTGATAAGTTTATTGCAATACCCTTAAAGTAGTAAGCAAGGTAAAAATTTGAAACTTCAAGTCCACCCAAATTACTCCACAAATACACTATGTCAAAGGAGCGTTTCGAATATTTCAAGAATAAGGAGGGTGAGTATGTCTGTAAATTCTGTGATAAGACAACTGCAAAGCAGAGTACAATGCATATGCATTATAAGGCCAAACATTCGGGTGAATTGCCCTTTGTCTGCGATGTATGCAACAGGCGATTTTCACAGAAGCAGATTCTAGATCTACATACACGCGCACGTCATGTAGATAATGACCAAGTTGAGAAGTACCAGTGCCCCTGTTGTGACTTCGAGTCGCAGAGTTTTGCGAACCGCATTATCCACTTTACTCGAAAGCACTGCCGTAATTATTTAGATGATATGAAGGACGGGACAGGCAATGAAATTACATGTACCGAGTGTCAGAAAACTTTCAAAAGCAGCACGGCGTTTTACTACCATGCAGGAAAGTGTCTTGATAGTATCCAGGGCATTACAATTCCTCATCTAGATGAAGTACTTACTGTAGGTTAATCAATCTCTCAGATTATTCATCTCTTGAACAATGCTGTAGAGGTGGTATCCACCTGCCGCGAAGGCGAGCATAAGTAGGAGTTCATAATACGGGGTCTCTGTATTTTTTCCTTTGAGACCAATGATAATCAGAAGAGGCCCAATCAGCAATGCGTGAATTAGGTTTATATATAGGTAGGGTGATGCATTAACGAATCGAACATATGCCTTGTAGCCATGGTAGACTGTAATCACAATACCAAGAACTAATGCAGTCGTAAAGATTTCATTTGAAACAGCGGACCGTTGAAGGCCAATATAGAGAAAGAAGGGTACGACAAAAAAGATATGAAAAAGCGATAAAACAATATGAGAGTTCATAGGATTCTAAGTAGAGCACGGCTATTTTCAAGTGCGCCTTCAATCCACGCCTGTCTCATTGAGAAACTTTCGCCACAGATGAAAAGATTTGGTAGGTCGTTGAATGGTTGAAGAGTCTCTTTACTGACTTTATAGGGGTCATAGAGACCGGGTGTCCAGTAAGTCGCACCTGATTTCCACGGATGTGATTTAACAACCGTAGGATACGGAATTTCTCGTGTCGGGAACAAGCGTCGACATTCATCTGTAAGAAGTTTTCCTAAGACTTGCTCTGCAATCGGCTTCATACCACTTGCAATATTTGTCCAGACAATTGAATCACCTGCATCCGTATAGGAGATCATCACAATACCTTTGTCGGGCCGAATAGGAATAAAATAGCGAAGTCGGGTTTCTGTGACAAACTTCGGAAGATCTTCAAACCAGACTTTTCCGTTTTTTCCAGGAGGAAAGACTGCGTAGATACGATGAAGTGGCTCCATCTTTACACAAGTGAGTGCGGGAAGTGGCTTGAAGATTGGAATTTTTCTGAGTGCATCCGCATGAAGAGCACAGATGACATTTTTTGCCTGCACCGTTTTAATTATTCGAGAGTCATGTAGGCTTGGACTTCCAGTAGCAAACCAAAGTGTCAGAGTATCGTCGAGTTCAGGAGCCAGATTTTCCAGAGAATGATGAGTATGAAGATCAACACCTCTTGATTTGCAGTCATTTGTTAAAGCATCTATTAGACTATCAAGTCCCTCTTTACAAATAGAGAATCTCTGATTGGCTCCCATTTCAGTAGTGAAACTGCCGAGTGCAAGATCCGCACGCAATGTAAAGAGTTCTGCACGATACGGAAACGGGTCTGTGAAGGCCTTGGCCTTTGCAGTTCCAAAGACACCTTCAAGAATTTCACAGAGTGTATGTTTTCCGAGAATTTCTTGAGGAAGCATTTGT